TAAAAAAGTATGATATAATATAAGTATGAGAGAAAAGAATTAAAACAATAAATATAAGTGAGGGACTAAAGGTAGCTTCTTTTCTGAAATACTCCTTTTATTTCAGATTACCTCACTTATATTATAATTTAAAGGAGAAATTATATGTGTTCTGAATGTAAAAACAATCAAGAAAAAATAGGGTGGGTTTATATTTACATTAATTTAATTAATGGAAAAAAATATGTAGGACAAACTATACAAAAAAATAATAAAAGATATAATCAACATAAAAATGGAAAAGATAATTTATTACTTCATAATGCTATTAATAAATATGGAATTGAAAATTTTGGTATTTTTACTCATCAATATTCAGAAGATAAATTGACTGAGTACGAGGATTTTTTAGTAGAAAAATTAAATACATTAAAACCATATGGATATAATTTAATAAAACCAGAAACTCCTTATAAACATCATGAAGATAGTAAGAAAAAAATAAGTGAATCATTAAAAGGAGAAAAATCTCCATCTGCAAAAAATCCAGAAGAAGAAAAACAATTAATATTAAATAAACATCCAAATTGTATAATTGGAGAAGCATTTTATAAAGAAAGAACAGATGGCAGGAAAAGATTATATTTTCATATTTTAAATTGTGGTAATGGTCATAATTTTGATTTGAAAATGAATAATTTTAAAAGAAAAAAATCACTTTGTAGAGAATGTTATTTAATAAATGAAAAAACAAAACTTCCATTAAATAGTAGATATTATAAATTAATATCCCCCGATAATAAAATTTTTATAAATAAAGGATTAAAGAATATTTGTAAAAAAAATAATTTAAATTATAATTCTATACAAAATTTATTATTTAAAATAATTAAAACTAGAGATAATTATAAAGGATGGAAAATTGAATATTCTACAAATGAAGAATATTTAAATTTCTTTCCCCAATCTTAAAACTTCATTCATCACGGTTTCTGGAGTAACAAAAGCATCAGCATTAAATGGTGGAGATTCTTCCCAAGTCTGAAATTGATTTGCTCTTAAATATTTTTTATCTTTTAATAAATTTATATTTTCAGGATGTCCAAAAATTTCTGGATCTGATGGTCCCCAAATAGCAATTCCTTTCTTTTTTTTATACCACATTAAATGTGGCATAAAAGAATCTATAGAAATCCAAGTAAAACATTGATTTATAATCATATCTGATAATTCCCAAAAATCTTTATCTTTATAATGTCTGTCACAATTTTTAATCATAATTTCTGGACCTTGAAGACATTGCCATACTATATAAGAATTTTGATGTAAAAGTTGACATAATTTCTCCCACCAAGATTTAGAACAGTTCTTGGGATTAAATGAATTATTACGCATGGGCTTCGACCAGCAATGAATCATTATTATATTACTCATTTATTATCTCCTAAAAATAATTCCCTAAGTCCTGTCAATAAATCAATTTTTCTTCCTTTACCTAACGTTTCATCCCAAAGATATTTATAAACATTATCTAATTCTGCCATTTTTTCTCCTTTAATATCTTTTGCTGCCCAAGTATGTAAAAGTTCTAATTGTGGAAATTCTTTAAATAAAAATGGATAATACGTTCCAATAACTAATTTAGGATATTTTTTTATCAATTCTGGAATTATTTTAAGAAATACTATGCAATCTCCAATTCCTAAATCCAAAACTATCATCTTCTTTCCTTCAAATCCTTTCATTCCCCAAGATCGTAATTTACGTTTAAATATTTCATCGTCTCTCTGCCAATATTCTGGATGTTGTTGATGACTTCGAATACCACCTTCAGAATTTCTAAAATGCCATGTAATTGCTGAAGTATTCACTATATTTCTATATCCTCGTCTTTTATATTCTAAAGTAAATAAACTTTCTTCACGATGAGATGCTGGAGATAATTCATTACAAAATGAAATATCAGAAACTTTTTTATATAAAAAACTAGAATATAAATGATCAGCTTCTATAATATTTCCAGGAGAATGTATCATCCATTGAGTATTTTCTCTCGTGTTTATATCTTCAATTTTATTATTATTTATATAATTTTCTGGAACTGGTTTAGCCATTGTTGGATCTAAAACTAATCCAGCTATGCATCCCACACTATCTTCAATACTATCAACTAATATTTCCAATACATTATATTCTAATATTTCATCATCATCCGTTCTGAGAATCCATTCTGTATTACTTCTATCTAATCCCATTTGATGAGATATATGTTGTCCTTTTTGTTGTCCAAATATTACTTCCCATTCTATTTTTTTCAAAAATATTAATTGAAATATATATTGATATAAAGGTTCATTTCTTAAATCTTTTCTATCATCAGAATCATCAATTAAAATAATCTTTTTTGGTTTATGTGTTTGATTAATAATACTAATTAGAGTAAGAGGTAATGTTGAAAAATAACGATTTTTAGTAGGAATAACTACAGTAACTTCTGTATTATTTTTCTTTTTTTCTATTTTCCTTTCATTAGTTACATCATTAATTTTTTCAGCATATTTTTTAACAATTTCTGCTCTTTTTTCACAAAAATTATTTAAATTATTTTTTAAATATTCAATATCTTCATTCCTCCATCCAATTTTAGTAATTAATTCTTCATTACTAAAATCTCCATTTCTGGTATGTAATGATCTAAATCCTTTACCGGCGGATACATCTAAATTGCCCCAAATATCTTTATTATTTTCAGGATAAGGAGAAACATAAATATCTAAATTTAAATATTTTTGAAGCATAACACTAAAATGAACATCATCTGCTATTTTATTATCTAATGGTTCTTCTTTAAAAAATACTTTAAACCAGTCTTTTCTACCAAAAAATCCATGACCACCAAGATCTACTTTTTGTGGAATTTTATTACGTTCTCCATCATCTCCATATCTTTTACTATTTAAATCATTATAATTTCCATTTTCATAATCTACTCCATATGGAGAAACTATACAATTGTTAATTTTAGATAATTTATATGATTCTTCCAACCATTTATTTCCAGGAAATATATCATCATCTACAGAATAGATATATGATGTTGTGGCTAATTGTACGATGGCAAATCTACTATTAATGCCAAAGTCCGTATTACTATAAATAACATCAACACCATCAATTTCCTTGACTTTAAAGTCCTTTGTGGGTTTAGTTTGATATACAATAATCTGTTTTGGTTTTAAAGTTTGATTTTTAAAACTTTCAATTTGTCTTTCTAATAATTCAGGCTTTAAAAATGCATTAATAATTACAGTAATATCATTATCTAATTCTTTTTCTAAATCAAATCTGAATAAAACTACTTTATCTTCTACATAATTATTTTTCCATTTTTCTACATAACCAATACTTTTTAAATAATTAGATAATTTATTAATTAATCCTTTTTTACCAGTTAAATTAATTATATCTTCATGCATTTCAATTAATATAGTTTTACATTTTCTTAATTTATTAATGTCAGCACTATAAATTGCGGAATATTCACTACCTTCACAATCTGATTTTAATAAAATATCAGTTCCATCATCTATTTGATCAATTATATCATTTAAATTAATAGTTTCTATATTTCCATTATTATCTGGAATAATATAATGTCTTCCATCATGAAGACAAAAATTTGGATCATTATCAATTCTAATTTTATTTCCAGATACTGAATAAATTGCTTTATTAATTGGAATAATTTTTGTATTTTTAGAATTAATTTCTAATAATTTAAAAGCTCCTGGATTAGCTTCAATTGCTATAATTTTTTTAGATCCCCATGCATCTGATAATAAACTAAAAATTCCTGTATTTGCCCCTAAATCAATTATATTTTTATATTGTAAGTCTTTTTTAGTTACCCTGTATTGGTTATTCGTGATAATTTCATTAAATACAGTGTCATGCTGTTGTTTTAAATCTGTTCTATTTAATAATGGATTTATTTTATCATCAAAATCAACTACGTTATCGCATTTATTAATTAAATTTATAAATTCTTCTTTAGTTGTATTTTGTTCAATGGCATAATGGAACCCCCAATTATTTCTTTTATTTTCATCTGAAATTCTAGCTGCTGATTTTTTGGCCTTTGATATAAAAAGATCATAATCTACATATTTAAAATGTAATAATTTTAACGATATATTATCATAAACTAAATTTCCTTCTGGATTTGCAGAATGACAACCTGGAGTATAATTTATATTAATTCTTGGATCAAAAAGACATAATTTATCTAAATGTTCTTTATCTCTATAACCTGATTTAATTATATCAAATATATAATTTTTATCATGATCAATATTTGATAATTTCATATCGGATACCATTTGATATCCTTCTACTCTAAAAATAGTAATATTATTTTTCTTACTTTCTTGAAGTTTTTGTCTAAGATTTGGATAATATATAAATTCGTCAATATCTACAATTATTACATAGTCATGATCATATTTGAATTGTTTATAGAACTCATTTCTAAAAAACATCAACTCCATATCATCTAATTTATCATTTGGTTGAATTATAAGTTCAACTTTATTATGATTTTTTAAAATTTCAATATTTTTATCATTTGGATCCCCACCATATAAAATATAAATTTTATCAGCAATAGATGAATAATATTTTAAATAATGTGGTAAAAGTTCCCATTCTGAATGAAATGGGGTGAAAACTCCAATTGATAGTTCAGATTGTCCGTGTCTTCCTAGACATTCATTTACAAATATTGGAGTTAATTCTTTACTACAAGCAGAAATAAAATTAAAATCATGATTAATAGGTTCATCTCGATTTTGTAACCAAACATTAGAATATTTCTTAGCAATATTCAGAGGAATTAGAACATTCAATGAGTCTATATCCGTGAATGTCGGGAATGTGTCGGGTTTTATGGGAATATTTGTATCTGTTTCCTGATGAAATATTTTACAAAATGACATATGGCTATCGGTTAAAAATAAAGGTTTCCAAAGTTCATGAATAAAATTATTATTAACTTCATTATCACTATCAATAAAACAAACAAATTCATTTTCGTTATTTGGTAAAGAATCTAAAATAGTTTTTCTGGGTAATCCCCCCACTAATCCTTCATGTTCACAATACGAATAAAAATATTCTGGATGCATTCCCTCAAAAGTTTCATATTTTTTATTAAATTTTTCAACAATGGATTTTACTTTTTCATCATTTCCATCTGAACAAACATGAACTTTTAATTTCTTGAAAGTTTGATTATCTATATTTTCTAATGCTTTTTGTAATTTAACAAATCTTCCAAATGTTGGAACTACCACATTTATTATTGGCCAATATCTCTCCGCTAATATATTTCTATTTTTTTCAGTTTGTTTATGCCAATCATCAATACTAAATAATACATTTGAATGCATAGTAGTCTCTGGATTATGACTAATTGGAAATCCCCCAGTTCTATTTCCTTTTCCATCATCTACACAATATGCAAAAGTTTTATATCCTCTTTTTATAGCTTCAATTGTTAGAACCGTATCATCACCGTATCCAATCCCCAATGATTTATCTAAATTTCCAATTTCATCCATTAATGATTTTCTAATCATTAAACAAAAACCCAATGGAAAGGAAACTCCAGTTATTGGACATTTTAATGATAATGCCCCCACAATTCCCATTTTTTCATCAGAAAATGGAGATAATAAATCATCAAGCCAATTTATAGCATGAAAAGAAACATCATCATTTACTAAAACATAAAAATCTGGATTATTTTTACTTTCATATTCTAATGCATAATTTGTAGCTCCAATGAATCCCAAAGCAGATTCTGAAGTTATAACTTCAATATTTAAATTATATTTTTTTAAATCTTCTAAATATTTAAATACATTTTCATCTTTACAACCATTTACCATAATCAATAATTTTACATCATTATTTAATTTGGTTTTTGATATAATTGAATTTATACATGACTCAAAATATTTGTAGTTAATTCCAACAGTGGGTACTATTAATGTTATTTTTGGCATTTATTCTCCCTTTTTTCATTTTTAATATATTCATCCACAACTTCTTTACAAATTTTAATAACTTTTTCTACTGGTAAATTAATTATATCTTTAATATATTCCTTATCATTTATATTATTTTCTGTTAATACTTCTACAATTCTTAATATTTCAAATACATATAAAAAATTAGCACGTGGAAATCTTGATTTATGTGACCTACATATTCGTTCAGCTCTGATTTCAACAGGACGATTATCCCAATTTTGTCTTTTTTTACCACTAGGTAAAAGATTTTCTTCCACTGAATAACCATTTTTACTAAAATCTAATAGATGTGCATATTCATGTCTCATTGTTTCCCAAATTATTGGCATATCATTTAACCAATCATCAAGAGGTATGTATAATCTAATTAATTTATCCAGTTTTAATACTTGTTCTGTGTATTTATTAACCACATCAAATTTCTCTTCAATGTAAATAGCAAAACCTTGAGTTCTTTTTTTAGATTTAGTTGGTTTTACCATAATTGCATATTCCCCTATATCTTCAGCACCAACAGATTTTTGTGCTTTTTTTAATATAGGTTCTAATAATACACTAGGAATTGGCGTACCATTCATTAATATCATTTTTTCTTCCTCATGTTTATATTATATCATACTTTTTTATTTGACTAAAAATTATTATCAAAATCTTTTTTAAATATCTTTAATTCATTCACACTATTTACCCTTTCTCTTGCAATTTTACAATAATCTTCAGATATATCAATTCCTATAAATTTTCTTCTATTTAATTTTGCCATTTTACAAGTAGTACCACTTCCACAAAATATATCCAATACTAAATCTCCTTCATTTGTCCATGATATAATATGGTCTTCTGCTAATTTATCGGGAAAAATTGCAGGATGTTGAAATGCATTTTTATCAGTAGTACTTGCACTCCAACCAATTCCATATTCCCAAGTATTACCCTTAATCTTTTCTTCTTTAATATTATAATCCGTTCGTCTATGGTTTACTTTTGTATCTTCATTAAAATTACTAAGTTTTCTTACATCCATATGTTTTAAATAATTTGCATATTTACATTTAATTTTAATGGGATTAAATGTTTTTGGTTTTCCTTTTGAAAATACAAACATAAATTCAAAATCTTGTTCATATCTATTATGGTTACATGGTGTTGGGTTCTTCTTTTTAAATATCATAGTATCATGTAAATTAAATCCAATTTCTTTAAAATATAATGCTTGTTTAAATGAAGTACCAGATTCAGATCCATTTATTACTTCATCATTTACTACCCAAACTACTACTCCACCAATTTTAATAATTCTAAATAATTCTTTAACTATATTTTCAAAATCAAATGAATAACCATTATACTTACGAATTCCATCATATGGTGGAGAACAAAGCATTAAATCAATACAATCATTTGGAAATTTCTTTATTACTTCTAATGAATCACCACAAATAATTTTGTTAATATTTTCATTCATGTTTATATTATATCATACTTTTTTAAAAAAGAAATTATAATTATTTTTCTAATACTGTTAAAAATTTAAAATGATTTATAAAACTTTGAGTAGTTACCCAACAAATTCGATCTGTATCCCCATAACTTCTCAATTCTGTAAATTTTATATATTCAAAATTTTCTGAAAATTCTTTAATTGTTAATTCTTCAACGGCATTTAAATCTAAATATTCATTAGAAGACCATCCAGAAAAACCACTATAACCAGAAGAACCAAAAATACCAGAATGATCATATGATTTTTTAATTTCTAATTTATTTAAATCATTTGGATCAATTAATACATTTTTCTCTGGTCTCGGTCTAACTTTAACTAAAATTCTTTTATTTAAAAAAGAATGTAAAATTTCAATAGTTTCTTGTGTTACCATATAATTCTCCTTAATTTTTTATTTACTTTTGAATTTATTATCTTTATTAACAACCATTCCATTTTTTTGATATTTGAAGCAATTAAGTATATCCGATGATAATTGCCAATTTTTACATATTTTTTTTCTTAATTTAATTTTATTAAATACTTTTCTCCAAAATGAAATATTAAATTCTTTTTTATTTTTACATGGCATTCCATCTTTAGAAAAAGAACAAGTAACACATTCTCCTTCAAAAAAAGATAAATTACAAACTCCAGTTAATTTCATTTGTTCTTTTAAATTATTTTCATTAATTGTAAACATTTTTAACCCATTTTTACTTCTAAATTATCCAATGCTTGGTCTAATTGTTCTGGATCATAATATCCCATTTCAATAAAACTTTTTGCATCTTTATAATTATATCCATTAATAATCCATTTAGCTGCCATTTCTACATTTGTTAATTCTCTCCATTTTGAAGTTTCTTTTGGATCTAATTTTAACTCTTTCCACACCCTAATCTCATACGGATCAATTAAACCAACATCCACCCAATCTTTAATTTCTGATATTGGAATTTCATTACCTACCCACATTTGAATATCATATAATTCCAATTTTCCTTCATCTACTAATGGTTTTACATATTTCTCCATTTCATCTGCACTTAATTTTAAATCTTCATAAAAATATAACATTTCATCAACATTATTAATTCCAAATTTACTATTCCATTGTGAATAGGTTTCTGCTGTAATTCCTTTATCTAAAAATTTTGATGCAATTTCTGGATTTCCATTTGTTTTTTGATGCCAATCAAGAATATTATCTTTGTTAGTTATTCCATACTCATACCAGTCTTTAACATTATAAGCGTCTAATCCATTTTTATAAAAATTAGCAGCTATGTGAGGTTCCAAGTCAGGTAAAATTGTTTTAAATTGAGTAGCAACTTCTGGGCCTATATCTTTAAAATTAGTTTTCCACATTTCTTTTTCAATTTCATCTGGGAAATACTCCAACCAAGAATCATTTTCACTTTCATCTGGTAATTTAATTTCATTGTCATCTGACATTTTATTTTCTCCTTATAATTTTAATCTTAAATATTCCCATATTTCATTTACTTTTTTTCTATCTTTATGAAAATTTTCTTTAATTAAAAAATCACCAATAAAAAAAAATGTATCCTCATTAATTTGATCCATTTGTTTATCTACTGGTATATTGGGATCTATTTTTCTAACAATTTTTAATTCTTTAATTAAATTATTTAATAAAATTTTTTCTTTTTCAGTCAACATTAATCATCTGCCTCTTTTTTTTGTTAGCTTTTTTTAATTTTTCTTTTAATTTTAATTTTCTTTTTTCAGCGGGATTTAGAAATCGTTCGTGAAGTCTGCATAATTTAATTATTTTTTCATCATTTACCTTACGCTTAAATCTCTTTAACAAAGAATCAAAGTCTTCATGCTCTTTAGCTACAACATAAGCCATGTTATTTAACCATAATTGTTCTTTTAACCATTGCGGAATATGGATTATCTTCGAAGAATTTGTCAAACATGTCAATAATCTTCTTATTCTTCATTTTAGGAAATATCCTGTCAATATAATTT